CAAGTTTTTAAAAGGCGATCCAGACGATGTTCACGATCACCCTTGGCCGTATGCTACATTGATTCTTGCAGGCGGTTATTACGAATGGGTGCCTGTGTTTAATAGTCTTGGAATTAAAATAAACGAAATCCGGTATTGGAGAGGTCCTGGGCACTTCCGTATCTGTAGCCCAAACAGCTATCATCGTATCGAATTAAAAGAAGGTGTCACTGCATGGACTTTGTTTATGCCTGGCCCACAAACGAGAGAATGGGGATTCCTCGTTAAAAATAAATGGACACATAATGACATCTATCTCGAAGCTCGGAAACAACACAATTAGTTCCGGGTACGGTGCAGTGACTCCGCAACTAAGCGGGCATGTTTATACAACTACAGGAACTGGTAACGCTAATTGGGTTACTCCTTCCAATCCAATCGACACTGTAATGAGGATTAATCAAACTAATCCTCCCACTATAGAAGTCAAAGGTAACATGGTTATCAACGGGCGCGACTTAGAAGAACGGTTAAACACAATCGAAAAGGTCTTGCAAATTCCTGAAAGAGATGTTAAACTTGAAAAGAAGCATCCAAAGCTAAAGAAGTTGTACAACGACTATATCAATGCATTGGCAAAATACAGAACATTTGAAGCAATTAAAGGAGATGAAGATGGAACTACATGAATCAGTTAAAAATACCTATAAAGAAATGGTTATTAAAGAACACGAAGGTTTTAGATTAACTTTAAAGAAACACGAAGTACTAATGCCTAAGGGATTGTTTAGTATCGACCTAATGCAAGAAAGTCTAAAAGATGGCAAAGTGATAGATTCACAAATATATAATTTCTTTATGACTAAAGAAGAATGTCAAACATTAGCCCGCGGGTTAACTGCATGAAGAAAGTTTACTATACTTGGCAACAGGTAGAAGGTGCGTGTTTAGAATTAGCGCGACAAATTCAAGCAAGTGGTTGGAAACCTGATTATATTGTAGGAATTACTCGCGGGGGTCTCATTCCCGGTAATTTGTTAAGTCAGTATATGGGTGTTCCGCTTGAAACATTAAAAGTCCAACTGCGTGATGGTGGTGAAAGTGAAAGTAACTGCTGGATGTCAGAGGATGCCTACGGGTACAATGCCGCTGAAAAAGATGGTGATCCGTTATGTAAAAATATTCTCGTAATTGATGATATCAATGATCAAGGATCAACTATTGCATGGATTAAACAAGATTGGCAATCTAGTTGTTTGCCTAGTGATGCCCGCTGGAATCATGTCTGGGGGCAAAATGTTCGTTTTGCTGTAATTACTAATAATCTTGCCAGTAAGCAAGAAGTAGATTATAGTGTATTTGAAGTTAACAAAGCAGAAGAAGACTGCTGGTTAGTTTATCCTTGGGAGGAATTTTGGTTATGACATCAGCATTAATTAAACTTATTTTAGGTATTATCCTAATTGCAATAGTAGTTGTATTGGGCCCGTTGGCCGGTATTTGGAGTTTAAATACTTTATTTCCGGTATTGACAATTCCATATACTTTGGAAACTTGGTTGGCATTTGCTGTGTTATTTGGAAGTGCTACTGGACTTAGTTTTGGAGCACGTAGAAAATGATCGAATTAACTAACGAACAATTAGCAGAAAAAATAAAAAAGGTTGGAGACGACATTAAACGTATGCAATCCGAAGGTACTGGTAATGTTCGACAGATTAATGTCCTAGGTGAGTATTTAGAATATCTTAAAGAACAATTAGATAGTTTAAAAGATGATAAAACATCGTAACATGGATAGTAGAATTCCAGCCAGAGAAAAAGGATATGTGCATATAGTAAGTATACCCTGGCAGGGACAAAAAGAATACTGGTGGAATGAAACCTGTGCAGACATATTAGAAGTATTTGGATTACCGGGTGGCCGCTATACTAGTCATCCTACAGAAAATAAAATGGATTTTTATTTCAAATCAGAAAAGGATGCAAAGTTATGCAAAATACTAATATCAGAGAAGATTTAGATTTTTATGGTGCTATATTATTAGGAGTAATTGCAATCTTATTTGCAATTTGGTATAACTATAAGAATCCGCATATGGTGGTCAAATACGATTGCTCGATTGCAGAAATTCATCCCGACTATCCTGTAGCTGTTAAAGAAGCTTGTCGCAAACTTCGAGCAAATAGAACTTGAAAAACCTAAATACATCTGTTATAATAAAAATACGGCAATCCACTGCCTTACCATCGGAGAATTTAATTGACCACATTTACAACTGAAGATTTACAAAACGTACTCGCTGGTGCTAATCAGCAAGGTGATGACAATAAAGATTATAAAGAATCCAACCTAGCAGATGCTATCCGCTTTAAAATGAAGCGTGAAGGCAAACGCTTTTGGGCTGGTGATAATATCAGCGATTACTTACACGATAGTGATAAAGAACATTTAATCAACGAAGCAACTGTAGCGTTTGAAAACGTTTTAGACACGTTGCTTATTGATCGCGAGAACGATCCAAACTCTAAAGGTACAGCTCGGCGATTAGCCAAGATGTATTTTAACGAAATTATGGCAGGTCGATATGAACCTGCACCGGACGCAACGGCGTTTCCAAATGACGGCACGGATAGATATGAAGGTATGTTGGTTGTGCGTAGTGAGCTTCGTAGCATGTGTAGTCACCATCACCAGCCTGTGGCTGGCGTCGCGTATATCGGAATCATTGCCGCACAAAAACTTATCGGTTTGTCAAAGTATACAAGAATAGCACAGTGGTGTGCTCGTCGTGGTACACTACAAGAAGAACTGTGTAATGACATTGCACGTGAAATTATGAAAGCTACCGGCAGTGAAAACGTAGCAGTATACATTCAAGCCACCCACGGATGTTGTGAGAATCGCGGCATTATGGCACATAGTTCATTAACACAAACCACAGTGCTTAAGGGTGCATTTAATACCGATGGTAATACAAAGAAAGAATTCTTTGACAACATTAAACTACAACAAGAATTCGCTCCTCGATGAACAAACTTACTTTCTTAACAGAGTCTAAAAATATTGATGCTATTCCGTATCCTTATCCAGCTGAAAAAGTTTTACCGGATTGGTTTAAGAATATGGGATTAAAGGCCGATAAATCCAAACCTAATCTTATGAAAAATGTATCTATGAAAGTGTGTCCAGGCATTCAAGATACACTTAAAACTGGATACATTGTACCTGCCTGGTGTGATTTTTATGTCGACTTATCCGGACCAACAGTAAAATTTGAATCGGCGTCCGGGGAGAATTTTTTTACAGCATTTCCGCCCAACGTTGGTAGAAATTTTCCGTTTCCCGAAGATCATGAAGGCGTATTTCTTAAATTTAGATCACCTTGGCGAGTGGCATCTAATAATAATTTATCAGTAATAGTTTCCCAACCTAAATATCAATTTAATTTGCCTTGGCAAATGTATGAGGGGATTATGGATCTTGGACCGTATATTGCCGATATTAATTTTATTATCACTGCTAAACGAGGTTCAATACTTGAATTTAAAAGAGGGGATCCATTGATTCATTTATTCCCGTTTGAAACTGCTAATTTTAAAGCAGATGTAAAAGCATTTGATGATACTACATTACAAAAATTAGAACGACAAGTGCAATTATTTAAAAGTTTTGCATTTGGTGGATTTTTTAAAACGTTATATAAAAATAAAAAATTTGAATAAGGTTACAAATATGAATTGGTTTAAACAGATAGTAATTAATTGGGTTCGTGAAGATTGGGATAGCGCAGGTCGAGCAATTCAAGAAGACTGTTACCCAACACCTAAAATGTCAACCCTTAGCCGTGGCAACGGTGTTGACAGTGAACCAACTTTAAATTTTAAAGTGTATAGTGCAGTAGGTGGTAAGATTGTAGAATTCAGTCGCTATGATCCAAAAACTGATAAGCATGATCGACAAATGTATATTATTGGTAGAGACGAAGATTTTGGCGAAAAGATTGCTAAAATTTCAACCTTAGAGGTGCTACGATGAACACACAAGTACCAGCAGAAGGCATTATGAAAACAGGTGAATGGGGTGACAGCAAAGTTTATCGAATTGCCTGTAACTGCCACGATGAGTCTCATAACCACAATCTTTGGATCGAAGCAGACGATCATGATATAGTTGTAAACATATACACCACAGGAAAAACCAACTGGTGGAGTAAAACACGCTGGCACCATATTTGGACATTACTGACTAAAGGCTATATTGATACAGAATCAGCAGTTCATTTGACAAAACAACAGGCATTAAACTACGCAGAAACATTAAAAAGTGCTATACTTGATGTTGAATCTTTTCGTAATGATAGACAAAACAAGGCAGAACGTGCTAAAGTAACTAAGTTAGCAGAACAAGGAGACTGTGCATGAAAACAGCTCAACAAATAACGGACGAACTTATCTATCGTATGAAAACTACAGACCTAAATAAATTTGAAATTAAACGTGAAGTTGGTCCCAATTGGTTGCCAAACGGGGTTATGCCTTTTGATATGACTGCAAGTAAAGGTATTGCTACATTTACCGTATGGGCAGAGTCAATACAAGATGCAGAAGGCCAAGTCAGTCAGTTTTTAGAAAGAGATGAAAATGAGTAAAATTAAAATAGCAGAATTATTTTATAGCATACAAGGTGAAGGACGCTTTATGGGTGTTCCTTCTGTTTTCTTACGTACATTTGGATGTAACTTTAAATGTGCAGGCTTTGGTATGTCACGTGGTGAATTGAGTATGGAGGCTGCTGGTATTGCAGCCACACATAGTCTAGTTACACCTTTTCAAAAGTATGAAGACTTGCCGCTTGTTAGTACGGGCTGTGACAGCTATGCATCATGGATGCCAGAGTTTAAAGATCTAAGTCCTATGATGGAAACAGATGGGATTGTAGAACGCATTATGGAAATTCTTCCGTATAAAACATGGTTAGATGAACACTTGGTTATTACCGGTGGTGAGCCTCTACTAGGTTGGCAGCGGGCATATCCTGATTTGTTAAATCACGAATGGATGAGACCTTTAAAAGAAATTACATTTGAAACTAACGGTACTCAAAAATTAACAAGTGACTTTAAAGAATATTTACAAGATTGGTGCTATGACGGACATTTTAATAGAGGCATAACTTTTTCAGTTAGTGCCAAATTAAGTTGCAGTGGGGAATCTAGAAACGAAGCTATTCTTCCCGAAGTAGTATGTGAATATCAAGAAATTGGTTACACATATCTTAAACTAGTAGTAGCGACTCAGGACGATGCTGATGAGGCGTTAGAAACAATAGACATTTATAGAGCGGCAGGATTTGAAGGTCCAGTATATTTAATGCCAGTTGGTGGCGTTGAAAGTGTGTATACTTTAAATAATCGTCGTGTTGCAGAATTAGCTATGAAGATGGGTCTACGCTATAGCGATAGACTACAAGTGCCGCTATTTAAAAATGAGTGGGGTACATAAATGATATATTTTAGACACGAGGGTGACAAAGTAAGTAATGGTATAAATTTTTATCCATTAACTAGCATAAGCAGTTTTGGATTTAGAATAAGAATTAAAAACAGAATGTATCGAGTTCGATATAGCAAGATTGCTAAAAAATGGTTTATAGGAAGAAGCGCGATATGAAAAAAATACTTACAAAATTATTCGGGATTGATAAATTACTAGCCGAAAAAACCAGAGCACAAGAAGAAACCAAAAAGGCACAAGCTGATGAAGCCATTGCTAAGGCAACTCCTAAAGAGCGTGCCACTCTTAAAGGCGAGCCGTGGGTTAGTGTATTGGAAACTAAAGTAAACAAAGACAATGTACGGAATGGATTTTTTGAACTTGACTGGAACGACCAATTTATAGTACAATTAAAACAAGCGGGATATGGTTTTGATGGTGATCCAGAAGAAGAAATCGTAGACCGTTGGTTCAGAGATTTGGCTGGCAATATGCTAGCAGAGGCAGGACAAGATCCGAGTAGATCTAGTGCTGGATATATTAACGTAAACAGATTAGGCGGCGGAAAAGCCGAAGTTGAATGACACATATAATTGTCGATACTGCTAACACGTTTTTTCGTGCTAGGCATGTAGTGCAAGGTAGTGCTGATATTAAACTCGGCATGGCTTTTCACATTACCTTTAACAGTATCAAGAAGGCTTGGCAAGATTTTGGCGGTACTCATGTGGTCTTCTGTCTCGAAGGTCGATCGTGGCGTAAGGATTTTTACGCTCCTTATAAACGCAATCGACAAGAAACTCGTGCGGCTATGACACAGAAAGAACAAGACGAAGATAAATTATTCTGGGAAGCATTTGATGAATTTAAAAAATTTGTTACAGAAAAAACTAATTGTACAGTAATGCAACATTCACAATTAGAAGCAGACGATTTGATTGCAGGATGGATACAAAGCCACCCAGATTCTAAACACGTTATTATCAGCACAGATGGAGACTTTGCACAACTAGTAAGTCCTACAGTAAGTCAATATAACGGTGTAGGCGATTTACATATTACACACGAAGGAATTTTTGATGCAAAGGGCAAACCGGTTAAAGACAAAAAGACAGGCGAGCCAAAGCCAGCACAAGACCCAGAGTGGATGCTATTCGAAAAATGTATGCGTGGTGATACCAGTGATAATGTCTTCTCGGCGTATCCAGGTGTGCGTACTAAAGGTTCTAAAAACAAAGTTGGTCTTACTGAAGCGTTCGAAGATCGTAAAAGCAAAGGCTATGCGTGGAACAATCTCATGCTTCAGAGGTGGGTTGACCACAACGGCGAAGAACACCGCGTACTAGAAGATTATCAACGCAATGTACAACTATGCGATTTAACAGCACAGCCTGAAGATATTAAGATAAAGATTAAAGAAACAATTAAAGCCAATGCTGTACCTAAAACTGTAGATCAGGTAGGCATTCGTATGCTTAAATTCTGCAATGCTTGGGATATGAAAAAGATTGCAGATAATATTCAATCATATGCAGAGCCATTCCAAGCAAAATACAAGGAGGTTTAAATGGCAACTAGAGAAGAAAAAGCAGAGTTAATAAAGATTTTATCCTTTACTCCTCGAACATATAAAATTAGTATGTGGGGTTACGGTGGTGAAAAAGTAATGGGTACTGTAGAACGCGAAGTTTGGGACTACTGCATGGAAAATCAAGTTGACCTTTCTGAAATTGCATGGAGCGATGAAGAAACTGTTCAAGACGAAATGGGATTAGATGTTGATATGTTGCCATTCACGCCGGGTTCGTGGTATGAGTGCGATAGCATGGCGCATACCAACGGTGTTAGCCGTAATGCTGGAACAGTACAAATTGAAGACGAAAACGGCAATGTCATATTTGAACGGTCATTAGAAGATTGTGATGGATGTAGTGACGATAGCCCAGAATGGTCATGCAATGACGAAGCATGGATTGGTAGCAAGCCTGCTGGTACTGTGGTGTTCATTGGTTCTAGCAACGAAAAGGGAACATTCTTTGAAGGTGAAATCGAGCTAACACAACCGTTTGATATTACAAAACTTGAACTAGGCTACGATGAAATTGACGGTGAAGAACTAGTTAATAGTGTTGTCTACGACGGTGAAGATATTGATAATTTTGGCGGCAGTACAGACGGCAAGAGTTCAGACTTTGGCATGTATCTTGTAAAAGACAGCAATTCGTGGGAAACTTATGCGCCTGAAGAAAAGGACTGGGGTCATCCGCCATACGGCACAAGCCCGAGTACTTGGGAAAAGACTGAGACTTTTAAGTTTAAGAAAATTAAACCCACTATCCCGGGTTATTACAGTTGTACCTGGAAACACTTTGGCACAACATACGGATCAGCTTATTGGGATGGCACACAGTTTGGCGAATGGGAACACGGACAGTTTAAACCAATAACCGGAGAAGTGTTAACTTGGTCTGGATATAACTGGGATACTAGTGACTGGGCCAATCAGCCACCTGAGCCAGTTGATGCTAAATGCGACGATAAAAAATGTGGCTGGGTAGGCATGCGTGATCAAATGCGTGATGACGATGACTATAATAGTCACTGCCCAGAATGTGATGGGATAGAGTTTACGTGGATTGACTACGATCCAGACTCTGCTAAAGGTCGTGCTAATCGTAAAAAGTATTGCAAATCTGTCAATGAGGTAGTATAATGAAATGTGATACTTGCGGAGAAGAAATAAAAATTGGATGCGATTGGCGCCAAGGTCGTTGTCCGCATCGTCAACCAATATTAACAGATTATCATTTTAGATATTTTAATCTGTTACAAACAATTAAAGGATGGTTTAAAAAATGACAGAGATACACGCAAAGCCGATCGTAGATGGAAAATTTTGGATTGTAGAAAAGGACGGTACTAAAATTGCCACACTACATAAAAAAGAAAATAATAAATTTATTTTGAGTAGTACTAACGGTGAAGTTATGTTTAATAAAAAAGATGACCTTACTAAACAATTTGGCAAGGGATTTTTCTTAACTAGCAATAAGGTTAAGGTTACTTCACAAGATGCACATGAATGTCACGGATACCCAACATCATCTAAACCATACAATGCCATGTATGATGTAAGAAAAAAATTACCATTGTTTACAAAATCAAATGCCAGTAAAAGTTTATATTGTGCAGGATACTATGTAATTAAATTCGACAAGGGATGGGTCAAGTCATTTTGTCCTAAGTCTATTACCATTGAGAGGTACCCGAGTAAAGGTCCATTTAAATCAGAGCTTGAAATGAAACAGGTACTGTCAAATGCAAAATCAGATTAATTTAACACCGATAACACAATTTGTACAACTGCTAAGGGCGGCTGAACTTAGCCAATCTAAAGAAGTTAAAATGAATATCACTCAAGCTAGATTACTTAGTTTAGCATTATCAGAAATACAAGATAAACTAATTCAAGACTATGAAAGCATGTATAACACACTTAAAAATAGTGTAAACGCTGATATAGTAACTGTTAGTATGGATGGCGGCGGCTTTAGCGAGACCAAATAAAGGATAAATATATGCGTATATTACTTGGATACGCATATATGAGTCGACCTAAACCAAAAGTGCTTTTAGAGCACGTTAATAAGAAAACTTACAAAGCAGAACAAATTCTGGAAGCAGATGCCATTTGGGCTGTTTTCTATAAGGGCGAGCCATTTAATCTAAAATCGTTTAATAGCCTTACCTCATATCCCGGTCCTAAATATAAAAAAGTTTCTTTTTCAAATCCTGGCCATGCACATAATTTGGCAAAGAAATTGAATTTAACATTTGGAACTGAAGACTTTCAAGTAGTTAAGTTGACTCAAGGCACTATTATAAAATGATTCCCCGAGATGCTCTTACCAAAATATTTTTACAACACTGGGGCAAGAGTATAGACAATGCCAATGTTGAGCTTTACAATAGACAGTGGTGGCAATCAAATCGAATTGGTAAACAAAATGCATTTCGTTTAAGTGACGATGGTTATCAATTTTTAGTTGGCGAATTGGACATTAAAGAATACGAAATTCCATTCACTGAACCGATTGAATTGAGTCCGCAAACAATTATCTTTTTAGAGAGATATATTGATTGTCCGTACTATCTAACAAATCAAAGTATTACTGTATTTTCTGAGCGCAAGAGTTTTGAGCTAATGTTGTTTTCAGACGACATCCGCAAATTTGGATTGGTTAAGGCCATGACAGAGCGTCAAAAAGAATTAGCCAAAACTGAAGAAAACGCTCAAAAAGCTTCGAATCTAGATTGACATTCCTATTGAGTTGCAGTATAATAATATACATCAGCAACACACTTTAACCGCAAACTTAAGATAGGAAATAAAATGAGCGAAGTTATTAGCCGCACAGTCGGACCCAAGAGTGCTAAAAAGTCTTTACGTAAGGCTTTTAAAAATAAACGTCCAATTTTCCTGTGGGGTCCTCCCGGTATTGGCAAATCCGACATTATCAAACAGCTCGGTACCGAGCTAGATGCTCACGTAATTGATGTGCGTTTGAGCTTATGGGAACCCACTGATATTAAAGGTATTCCATACTTTGATAGTAACAGTGGTAAAATGGTTTGGGCTCCTCCTGGTGAATTGCCCGATGCAGAAATGGCCAAAAAGCATAAAATTATCATTTTGTTTTTGGACGAAATGAATAGTGCGGCGCCTAGCGTACAGGCGGCGGCTTATCAATTAGTGCTTAATCGCCGTGTTGGAACTTATCACTTGCCAGACAATGTTGTACTAGTTGCGGCCGGTAATCGTGAAACAGATAAAGGCGTTACATTCCGTATGCCTGCTCCGTTGGCTAATCGTTTCGTTCACTTGGAAATGACAGTAGACTGGGATGATTATTTTGATTGGGCCGCTGAAAACAAGATCCATAAAGATGTAGTTGGCTTCCTTACATTTAGTAAGAAAGATTTGTACGATTTTGACCCTAAGGCTAGCTCACGCTCGTTCGCTACTCCACGCTCCTGGTCTTTTGTAAGCGAATTGCTCGTCGACGACGACACTGACGAAAGTACGTTGACTGATTTGGTTTCAGGTTCAATCGGTGAAGGACTTGCTCTTAAGTTTATGGCACACCGTAAACATGCAAGCAAAATGCCTAATCCTACAGACATTTTAGTAGGCAAAGTTAAGAAGATGGAATCTAAAGAGATTTCAGCTATGTATTCTTTGACTGTGTCGCTATGCTATGAACTTAAAGATGCCTGCGATAAAAATGCTAAAAATTGGAATGAACAAGTTAATAACTTTTTCCAATTTATGATGGATAATTTTGAAACAGAATTGGTTATTATGGGTACTAAATTGGCATTGAGCACTTACAAATTGCCATTGGATCCAGATGAGATCAAATGCTTCGATGAATTCCACCAAAAATTTGGTAAGTACATTGCACAGGCTACTGAAAAAGAATCACGTAAGTAATTTGGTGCGGTATCAATTGACAGGACCCTAGGGTCCTGTTATAATATATACATAGAGTAAACATTTAGGAGCAAAGATGTCACACGTAGATCCCATTATCGATAAAATTATTGTAGCCCGAGTGGGCTTACTACTTCGTCATCCATTTTTTGGTAACATGGCTACTCGTTTACAAATTAAAGAAGCTGAAGAATGGTGCGGAACTGCGGCTACCGATGGTCGTGCTATCTATTTTAATCGTAAGTTTTTTGAACCGTTATCAACTAAACAAATTGAATTTGTTATTGCACACGAAATTCTTCACAACGTATTTGACCATATGGGTCGACGTGAAGGTCGTAACCCACGTATCTTTAACATCGCCGCTGACTATTGTGTAAATGGACAATTAGTGCGTGATCGTATTGGCGAACATAATATTGAAGGTATTAAAATCTTCCACGACTCTAAATACTACGGTATGGGTGCGGAAGAAGTTTACGATAAAATCTTTGAAGAGATGGACGAACAAGAACTTAGTGCTCTCGGTCAATTACTAGACGATCATATTGATTGGGGTGAAGATGGCAAAGACGGGCAACCAAAATATTCTAAAGAAGAATTAAAACAAATTCGCGATGAAATGCGTGAAGCTACTATCCAAGCGGCGCAGGCTGCGGGTGCGGGAAATGTACCGGCTAGCGTACAACGCATGATCAAAGAATTTACAGAACCTAAAATGAATTGGCGTGAAATTATTCGTCAACAAATTCAAAGTACAATCAAAGACGATTATAGTTTTATGCGCCCTAATCGTAAGGGTTGGCACATGAGTGCAATCCTTCCTGGCTCACAATTTAAAGAGACGATTGATATTGCCGTAAGTATCGATATGTCTGGATCTATTGGT